TCTCTTCGGTTACAGCAGCTTCTTCAGCTACTGATTCTTCAACTACTTCTTCAACTACTTCTTCGTCTGCCATGTTCTCCTCCATTGGCTATTCATCGAAATGGTTCTCTTCAAGCATCTTCATATAGGCCGTAGGATTTTGACCGCGAAGGTGCTCGTGAAGCGTCGTGCCTACAGATCGTGCGCCTTCGTTAAACGCTGTGGCGTTGGGGCTGTCTGGCACAAAGCTCGGTGAGTTAATGTGGCTATGAGCAAACATCAGATTGTACAGCCACCGCCTGCCCCGAGGCTCAGACACAATGAAATCAATGTCCTTCTGCAGGTCATCTTCTTCCCGCTGAGCCTTGGCTACTTGTTCAGGGTCGGAGGCGTTGTAGGTCATACGGCAGTCTCAGGTGTACCGGCGGGTCCGCCTAAGCCGCCGATCAGATCAGTCAGGGCGTTGGGGTTTTGCGTATCGGTCTCGCTCAATACTTTGGCGCTCTGTGCAGCTTGGCTGCCCATCTCCATAGCCTGCGTGGCCTGCTGCTCTTGAGCCCTAGCTTGGCGCTTGGCTGCAAGATCGTCGCTGGAAATGATGACGTCAGGGCTGGTGCCGAGGATGTCTGAGTATTGACGCAGGGCTTCGTCGGCATCTATGCCGTCTACGATGTCTGGGAACACCGCGACCATATTACCGGCAAAACCAAGGACGCGCTCGAGGCTGGAGGCAGCAACAGCCTGCTGGGCCTGTGCAAGTAGAGACACATACTCTACCTCCAAGTCTTGACCTTCGAGTGCTTCCGGTATCGGGGGGAGGAGACCACCCTCGAGAGCATACTCGAAGACGTCTTCCAACAGTGGGTCCAACAGTTCTACATTGATCCGTTGTAGCACAGGCCCAAGCAGCACTAATTTCTCTTCGTGTCGTTCCACTACTTCGGTAGCGGTCATCTGTCTGCGGTCTGAGTTAATCATCATGGCAAACAAGTCGGCGTAGAAACCGCGCTGCACACGGTTCTGCACTTCCTGAATGTCGAGCATCAGCTCATTGATGCGAGGCTGCACCTGATACGCCGGGGCAAAACCTTGCGCTCCCTGCAAAGGATCAACGTATGTCGTCTGCCCCGGCAGCACTGTCGAAGGCTTACCCTTCAGGCTTGTCGGTGCGACCATCGGCGGGTTGACCATCTTGTCGATAGCCTGAGCCTTACGTTTCTGCTGGTGTTGCAACTGCTTGATGTCACCGAGGTTGTCCATTCCGGGAGATCTGCCGTAGACCTCGCCACTGAGAACGTCCCATCGCGGCACATACGCAGGAAATTTATTGTACCCACCCTCCATCAAGAACTCGTCGCTCTCGGAAGACAGCTCGAAGTAGCAGCTCTTGAACGGCATATTCTTGCCGTCCTTCTTGCCGTACTCGCGATCTGCCATCAGGCGGGGCTCGATAAAGTGTACAACCTCGACGCGGGCATCGTAATTGCCGTCGTCCCACAGTTTCTTGGTTGCCTTGCTGACACCCTTCCAGTCCATCGCGCCGTCTTCGCTATGGACAAACTTCTGAATGATCTGGCCGACAGTCATTGTAAAGTGACGGCCCAAGGTATCCACCTCGCCAAGGTCGTTCTCGGCGATCACATACTCGCCAGCAGTGAACGGGCGGAAACGGATCACGTTATCAAACGACGGCTGGCGGTACAGAGGTGCAGTGCCGAACGAGCCAAGCTCTGTGTATACCGTGTGTATTGAATTGTAGAAGTTAGATTTGTGTAGAATGGATCTTTCGATGTGCTCGACCTGAGCCAGCCAAGACCGCACTTCACCGTCATCCATCAGATCATCGCGCACCTTACGTCGATGCCACGGGCGTGCCGGTGACGTCATGCCGGACATCAACCCGGCAGCCATCGTCCGCATTGCCTGCGTGCCAGTGCTGTCAATAATCTTAGTGGTGCGCTTGCGGCCTTTGCTGTTCTGGCTCTCGATCAGATACCGACCACGACGAGGTGTGATGTAGTCTGTGATCTCCTGCCAATGCGAACGCCACGAAGAGCGGTCGTCTTCAAGCTGCAGGTAACGACGATACAGCGCGGACTTCTTACCACGCAAAGGCACGGTCGTGTAAGTGTTGTCTACGCTAGGTAAAGGCATACTGTTAGCCCTTCATCGTCGGATACATACGATCTGTAACCGCGTTTGCGTCTTCTTCTTCGCCGTCTTCCATAAACGCAATCTCTGTAACTTCGAGCGTAGCGGTCATACCGTCGTCAGTCTTAGACAGTGTTGCCACCTTGACCGTGCAATGTATCTCACGCTCAGACCCTATAGGGCCTACGTCGCCCAACTCAGACAACTGGTCGCTGTCGAGGTACAGCTTAGGCACAGGCTTTTTATCTTCGCCCATGAGTGTCTTCATTACGTCATCCATAGGATTAATTCCCTAACAAAGTTTTGTCTGCGGTATCAGCAGCAGCCAGCGGGGCTCGATTGGTGCGAATAGTGCTGCGAAGACCACGCGCTTGTTTCAAGCGGCGCTGCTCTGCTTCTCGGGATTGCACGACAGCCGGGTCAGCCTTGGTAGGCGGCGGAGGCAAAGGCGGCGGAGGGGGCGGAGGAGCAGGAGCAGGGCTACTACCACCAAAACCGGGGATTGTGAATAATTGTTTCAATTTCATAGTGAGACCTTTCTTGGGGGTCAGCGACCTGTAGAGCTGATACGGCGTCAATGCCCACGACTTAATCGCGCACACCACTTTAACGTGGCCGACGCAGTTGTTGAGAATTGAGAACGACATGCACGGTATGTCGCCGCGTTCAATGGATACAACTTCAAACCCCTGCGCTAAATAATGTACCTCTAAATCAAAGTCGGCTGCTGCCTCAGCTCGAATAATCGGCAGCCCCTTATGCCAGTTGTAACTGAGCCACATGTTCTGCTCGGTATCCTGCAAAGCACACCAGACGTGACGACGTTTGCGGTTAAGCAACCACGCAAGTGGGTGTGCATTCTCTGCACCAAAGACAACGAGACACTTCATAGCTTGACATACTACATGATGTGTCGGTTGTCTGTCTAGCTACTAAATGGGTCATACTCTGTAGCGGTTGCTTGCTGCGTGCCGGTGAATCCCGACCTCGAGGGGTAGACCGGCAGGACGTAAGTCAATGCCAGCGCGTCAGCCATATCAGGCGATGCGACGCCCCTGCTCTTCGCGGCCTCCTTGCTCTCCAGCTTGATCTCATTCTTCAAGGTATAGCCGTACTCGAGGCCAGTTAGGTCAGTGATCAGGTCTGCGTTGTCTGGCAGCCTGATGCCGTCAATGATCGCCTCTTTCAGATTGCCCCACATCTGTGCCCTTAGATTTGAATAGCCACGCTGCGTCGCCTTACTGCCGAAGTTGATCTCGACGACATCAAGGCCGAGCTGCCTGCATCGATCCACGACACCGCCGCCTACACCGCCGCCATCGATGAACACAGTGTCGGGGCTCTTCTCCCTCGCAATCTCCACGACCTTGGCTGACAGCTCCATCGTATCCATGCCTCGGAACGTGTGCCATCCTTGGCTCTCTGCATCTCTGCCCTGTCGCAGGCAGATCACCGACTGATCGTCGCCGAACCGTGCGACATCGACACCCATGACCAACGGATCGTGAGGCTGCACCGCAACTGTCCGGTTGATGCAGTCGCGTGCTGCCTCGCTCGGGATGAACTGCAGCTCACCAGCCGAGGGGAACTGGCCTAACACGCGGACCTTTACGAAGTCGCTGTCTAGGCCGTAATCGGCGATCCACGTCTCGAACAGCCGCTTGTTCGTGATCTTCACATCTCGGCTGTCGATGTGACGTCGGTTGTATCGATGCCGGAACCGGCCAGCCATGTTCTCGTAGAACCGGCCTGTATTCCTCGTCGGGTTCCCGAAGTCGAATGTCATCGCCTCGCCATCGGTCAGCCCACCCTCTCGGACCTCGAAGATCTTGTCGGGCACTGCGGACGCCTCGTCGAAGATGTAGAACGGTGTGGCCTGCGCGGCGTGCAGGCCAGCGAACGCCTCACTGTTCTCCTCCCTACAGGTCTGAGCATCGACCCTCCACGTCTCTCTGTGGTCGTTGTGGTACATATTCATCGAGCCACCGCCGCCCGCGTTCAGGGTCCACCAGTGTTTCGTGATCCCCATGTGATGCCACTTAGCCAGCTCGGCCCACGTCTTGGTGCGAAGCTGCTCCGAGGTGTTGGCAGTTACGATCCCCTTGGAAAAAGGCCGCGTGTCCATAATCCATCGGATCAGCCACGCTGTCAGGGCGCTCTTCCCGATGCCGTGGCCGCTGGCGGTGCTGAACTGTATAGGATCGACTGCGGTGTGTCCGTCGAAGCCCCGGCTGCGAACCTCGTCGCCGACTTCGTTGAGGAACTCCCTAGCCCAGTCGTCCGGCCCCTCGAAGCCCTCGAGCTGCCCAGCTCCCCACGGATAGCTGAACAGAACATGGCCGAGAGGGTCGGCATAGAATTGCGCGACCTCCTCCGCCAGCTCAACGTCTAAGGCAGGCTGGCTCACAAGGGGTCGTAGTCCGACAAGGTATGAGCCACAGGCATGTCAGGTGCTCTGCACTGACCGTCAATATGGTGCGGGTCAGCAGACGTCGCCAGCTCCTTTGCACCGCAGGTCTGGCAGATCCTCATCGAGCCGCTGCCCGGCATCGGCGGCCCCCACTGGTGCGCCTTCGGCGTTGAGTGGGGGTGCGCCGCTCGCGCCATTACGTCGCTCATTTTTTAGGAGGCTTGGGTTTTTTAGGCATTGGCTTCTTCTTCGTTCCGTAGGCCATGTCATTTTCCTTTCTTTGGTTTTGCAGTTTTCGCGCTCTTTTTAAACGCCGCCGCAGTTGGAGCGCCCTTAGTTCCGGGCTTACGCATACGCTCTTTACTACCCTCTGCGATGCGGCGACGCTTGGCTTGGATATTCGCGTACAGTCCGGGTCGTGCCATCATCATTCACCATTAACTACGCGGAGCTTGGCGACGCGGTCGCGTCCCGCTTGCAGTCGCTCGGTCATTGCATTGACGTCGATGTTTCGGTTCTCGTTTACATTCTCGTTAGGCAAAACCTTGGCCAGCAACGTCACAAAGGTGCGCGGCTCATCAGCAGCCAGCCTCGTCAGGTAGTCAGCGCCTCCCGCCCTCTCGAACGCCTCGAGGATCGCCAGCTTCATGTCTGTCGTAGTTTTGTTAGGCACGCCCTTCGGTCGCCCTGCTCCAGCTCTGGCTCCGCCGTTACCCTTACCCTTGACACTAGGCATCCGAAATATCCGAATTGTTTTTCATGTCCGAGACTAGCCCTGCCAGCCTCAGCAGGTCAAGCACTGTGTCCTCCTCCATGACGTAAAGCCGCCGCGCTCTGTCCTCCCTGACCACGATCATATCACTGCCACCGCCCTGATCCAAAGCCTGATAAAGAAATTTAAACCCGCTCTTCTTACGTTTGGCTTCGATGATATATCTGCCAGCCAGCTTGACGTCGCCTTCAAACTCCTCGCCGAGCCTTGCATATGCTCCGCTCGCAAAGACGCGCCGCGCTTCGACGCCGTTCTCTTTCCAGAAATCTGCTGTCTCTTTCTCCAGCTCGTAGCCGCGCTGCTTGTTTCTATTCGCCATCAACATGACTCCATGTAGACCCAGATAAAATCGAACTGAGGTTTGATTTGGTGGTGGGATATCTATCCATGATATCGACATAACGACAGCCGCTGCGCCGCATTTCTCTAATGCCTCGAATGTCGTCTTCCGTAAATTTTTTATTACCTTTGTGGTGGTTGCCGTGGCGTATTTTATCAGCCGTGTTCTCCGCCGCAGTCGCCCACCTCAAATTACTAACGTGGTTATTTTGTGGATTTCCGTCCCAGTGCGCCACTTGATTTTTATCAGGCGGACACTCCCCTAAAAACGCAACCGCGACCAACTGATGGGCTGAGGTATTTATAGACACCCCATCGCACCGGATTTTAAACAGTGTATAGCCGGACTTTGCTAAATGACCTTTTAACAGCCGTCCTTTTTTCAAATTATGTTTGTTCCGTAACAAACGAACCTGCCCATCATTTGAGACCTCGTAATCCTTGATAAAAGATTGTCGCCATTCTACTAACATTTTGGTTGTTCTCCCCTACCCCGTACGGGGTGGCCAGCACCATGCTGGGCCGCCCCCGTAGGGGGTGATTGTTGTTGGATACGAATAACGCTTTATTATCAACGGCTTAACCCCTATCCAACACTATCCAACACGCTATCCAACATGTTGGAACTAAGTTATTGATATACATATACAAAACCTTGTTGGATAGATTCTATCCAACAAGATTTCCGTCAGTTCTTGTTGGATAGCCCTAAAACAGGCAAAAACCGCAGAAACGCTCGGAACGGCGCGTCGCGCTCTGACGCTAATCAAGGGTAACATTCAATGCCCACGCCTTTCCCTTTTTTGCTATTTGAACGAGGCCTAAGTCGCTCGAAATCGGGCCGTCAAACAGCTCCTTGATCCTGTCATATCGTGCCGCTGTGATGTCGCCATCTGTCAGCGGCCACCCCAATAACTTCTTGCCGTGGACGTCCTTAATGGTATGCGTGCCTGCACCCATCTCGCTACATATCTGATAGGCCAGCTCACCTGCCAGATATGCATCGTCCCCTGAATGCTGCAGGACGTTCTCAGCTTCGCTCGCACTGCTCACCTTACATACACCGATCTCAAACCCCTCCGGCAGCTCCTCACCTACCAGCTCATAGACGACCGGCACCAGCGGACGGCCTTCCCGTATCTTGCCCGTGTCAAGGACAATGAACCGGCCCAACTCATCATCAAGGAACCGGCTCTTCCACCTCTTGCGGGCCTCGCCACCCGCTGGCATCCAGTTTGCCAGCGTAAAGCCGCAGTCAAGTGCGCTGTAGATGGCACCAGAGCCTCGCCAAGCGCCGCTGTCTGCCCTGTACCAGTCGCCGTCCTTGTTTCTGTCCTTCGGCGTGTGGTGGGCATGTATGACGGCAGCGCCGGTCAACGAGCTGATCAGCAGAAATGCCTTCGTCAGCATCGCAGCCGACGTCGCACTGTTCTCATCCATCGCATCGGACAGCGTGACGTATGGGTCTAGAATAACGACCCGCGCCCCGTGCTTTCTGCACCATCCGACGATCTTGGCTACGCTCTCTCGGTCGATCTCAGGGGTGCCAATCTCATTGAGCGCAATCAGCCTGAGCATCCCCTCAGTCTTGCCCCTCACGACGATGTCAGCGCCGCTGGCAATACACATATGCTGCGAGGCAGCCTTGAGGCGTCGTTTTATATCCTCGACCCGCTCCTCATTGGCGCACCATAGAACGGACGCCGCCGTCGATGCAGGCAGACCCATTGCCTCAGTATTACCAGCAGCCAGACAGATCGACAGGTGAGCCAGCCACCTCGTCTTGCCGACGTTAGATGTACCACCGAGGCTGACGGTCCCTCCCATCGGTATCATCTGATCGACCAGCCATTCGATAGGAGGCAGTGTCTCCACCGCCAGCGTCGCTGCCGACATAACCTCGATCTCATTGTCATCTTCATCCCCAACAAGCTCCTCGATATCAGAGGCTGTCGTCTCCTGTTGGGGACCGATAGGGCGGACGGCGATATCCATAAACGGCTCACCGGCACTGAGGCGCTCGATGTCGTCAGGCGTAAGAGTGACGCCGGTCTTGTCGATTGCGCTGTCCACAAGATCTTCAATCTTTGACGCTCGGTCGAGCCAGTCATTGTGCCGGGTATGCGTCGGGCTTGCAGCCTCACTATTAGCCATAATCTCATTCATAAGCGAGACCTGCTGGTCCCTGCTTAAAGGCACGCCGTCTTTGCTTTTGCGCGACGGCAGCCTCACAGACAGAGAGCGCAGCGCAGGATACAAATCCTCCGCCGATTTGATTTTAGCGATCAGCTCCCAATCGGTCGCGCTGTTCCATGACGTCAACGACAGCGGGCCGCGCTCGCCGTCGCTCTTTAGCTGATCAATGGGGAACTTGGATACCGGCACGTCGCCGAACACCTCATAGCCCGGTGTCCCCGGCCAGCAGATGTAGCCAGTGCCGCCTGCTTTGATGTCAACACCGGCAGCGAGCTGCGCTGGAAAGCGCACGCCGGGGATATGCTTGAATAAAAAGTGCAGTCCGCCGCTCCTCGTCGAATGGCAGCGCGTCTCGATCAGCCACGAGGCGTTGTCGTCGCGCCACTTATGGACGTGCTCACCCTTCTGCAGATCGACATCGACGCACATCAGGCCGGACATCTCGCCCATCGGCACGGCTATCTCTTTTGCACGTCGATGCGAGAACAGCTCAATAACGCGGTCAGGGTCGGTGCTGGCTATCTTATAGCCGCCCTCGCCTCGAGCAACGCCTAGTTCGGCGTTTGACCATGCTGGCGTCTTATCATAAGTAGGAAATACAGGCAGGCCACTGGCCGCCACTTCTAAAGCAGCCTTGATTAAAGGCGGCAGGTCGCTGTATACTTCGGGGGTCTCGGTCATTTGATTGGTCTCCTCTGATCGGGATAGTCGGTGCGCCACACACCGCGTAAAGAACTAGCCCGCCATTCTCAAGAGTGGCGGGTTAATTCTTATTTGTCAATCGCGCCTGTCTGAGCAACGCCTCCACGACGCACGCCCAATAATTCTTTGCCCACGACCCCTGCGCGCTTTCGCGCACACGGGTCGCAGCCGCAATTCGATTTATCAGTCTTTGCATTTCATTATTTCCAATTCATAGCCAAAAACTTTAAGCAGTTTTTCAAAATTTGATAAAGAAATGTCGTCGCCTTTTTCGACGCGGTAGACGGTATTGCGATGCAAACCTGACAGCTTTGCGAGCTGCCCGATCTGCATCTGCTGTTCTTGCCTGATCTCGCGGATCACTGCGCTCGTGCTCATATCCTGATCCCGTGATCGACCATAAATTCGTGGGCGCGGCGGCCCTCCACAATAACGTGATTTGCCGTTTCGCAGTCTATCCCGTAATGCTCGGCAAACCGTTCCAGAGTTAAAAAATTGTTAGTCCAGTCAAGATACATATCTCGGCAATCTGTGCGCGTCATATCACTTTCTCCATTTCATAAAGGCCGCAAATTATTTCGTCTTGTAGCTGTCCCTCGTCCAGCTCCGCAGAGTCGCCGCCATCAACCAAGCACAGTAGCGTGTAGTGATAGGACGTAACCTCTCCTGTGTACGCGCTTCCGCGTGTCTCCGTGCGCGAAAGCACACGCTCCTTGATTACAATTGTCTTGTAGCCTAGCAGCGTTCGGTTTTCTTGGTCGCAAAGTCGATATTCTGATCCAATAAACATGTTGTAGTCTCCTGTTGCCGGGGCCGAAGCCCCGGCGGTTGATTAAAGCAGCTCGCGGATGTTGTCGGGGATGGCAGGATCGTCTTCTGAGCAAGCGCCGGAGCGAATAACGGATGCGTACATATGAGCCTCTGTCTCTTCTGCCTCGAATGCTGCTGATCCGTAAGTGGTGCGCCAAAAAACCCAACGCGCCTCGTCAATTGATCCCGCGTCGCGGACCTTATGAGCGGTAGCCTCTGCCGCTTCCTTGCTGTCAAACGAATGACAAAGCACGAAATTATTCCCGGCTGCGGTGGACGCGACAACTGAATAAAATCCGTTGCCCTGCGTATCAACTGCGTCTGCGTCTGTGATCGGTGTGCGTTCCATCTGGTCGTCTCCTCGGTTGGTGCCGGGGCCGAAGCCCCGGCTGTTGATTAGATGCTGAAGAAGTTGCGCTGTGAGAACCAGCCGAGGTAGGTGCCGGCGTTGTACCGCTGCAGCCAGCGGCTGAAGTCGAACACGACGGTGAACTTCTGCTGGCTGGGGACGAAGGTGAC